GGATGGTTTATGTCTATTCTGGCACCCTTACCAGAACCAACGCGAGCGTCATTGCAATGCTTCGTACAATACTTGTTTACGTATTGTCTGCTGAGGCCCAATGCCTCACTGATCTTGTTGGCTGAATAAAGTCTACTGCTCATGTCCTGATTGCCTCAAAAGGTTTCCGGAAACTATATCACAGTTTCCGGAAACACCGCTAAGGCTTGTATTTTCTTGGTTGGTTTTGGTTTTATTAACTGGACGTTACGGTGTGACGGTTTACGGTAATGAAAAATTTTTGATATCGCGAAAGCATCGAGCCTCAGGCCAACGGCATTGAATAATCGCACCTTTCTGGAGTACCTAAACGTTTCTGAGGCTATTTGGCTACCTAGTTGGTGCATCCGTTCGCCTTTCACATTAGCGCCTCTCACAGAGCCATACAGCTAACTAAACATGATGCGTTTGAATTGGTAGTTCATTCTATCCCTGTAAAACTCTGCGGTCTTCTTGTTTGCCTCATCACTTGCAGGCTTTAGCCAAGGCTTAGGGCTGTGTATCTTTGCCTTGTCTGATATGTGATAGATCCTATCTAACTTGAATCTATTGTTCTTGCCATACTTCGGTGCGCTACCGGATACGCGGTACATGCTGCGACTATTGCGCCCTAGCACAATGAATTTTTTCTTAGTCTTGAATGACTCTTTCACCAGTGCCATGACTCGGTTCTTAGCAGGTAGATTGTTGTATCGCTTAGTAACGACTTTGCCCCTTAACTTGCCGCGCCTCATTGACGGTGCAACTTTCTTACCACGCGCTCTAGATTCTGGGGCCATGCCTTTGACTTCGTTTGATGCTGCTGCGGTCGGTGTACTTACGCCAAATCCTTTAACTGACTGCTGTGTGTAACCCAACTCTTGCTTCTTCATGGTCTCGAGTTTTGTACCAAACTCAGCAAAGTTTCTGTCTCTGAATGCTTTTGTGATTGGATTGTTTGACGGCCTAAGCGTGTAGGTGTTTCTGATTGTAAAGTCTTTCTCAATCTTTTCCTTGGCAATTCGCCTTGCTTCAAATGCCGTGTCATTCATCGACTCATTACGTGCAATCTTTAACCCTTTCTTGTTTAGCTGGTTAAGTCTCGCCTCAAATACTTTTATTTCACTCTGTCTTATTTCAATCATGCTAGCTCCAAATAAAAAGCCCTATCGTGTGATAGGGCTAGTTTAGCATTTACTTCCAGATGATAACGATAGCGATAGATGCGCAACCCATCGTTACAGCCCAACTAAGCGATTCTATAGCTTGTGCTATTTCAATCATTAGAACTCCTCGTCGTCTTCATCTTCGAATGCGATGTCTGGTTCTTCTTTAAAGCCAGTGCTAGCGCCTACGTTATGCCCCTTATGGACTGTGGCAAGCTCTTCTTCATCAACCTCTTCAAACTCCGCATCTTCCACATCGCAGTATGAATTGATACGGTCTTTGTGCTGCTGCTTCATTTTAGATAGTTGCACCTTGTTGCTATCCCACAAGCCATTCGCTTCCAACTTCTGACGAATATCACCGCAAACTTTGTCTAGCGTTGCCATATCTCCACACTCTTCAAGGTCTTCGCAAATACTTTCAATGCTGAATGTTGGCTTTTCTGGCGTAACGTCACGCTCTTGCGCTGGCTCGCTATCTTTGATGCGGTCGGCTTCGTCAGGATCGACCACCTCGCTAATACCAAAGGCCATGCGCGCTGCTTGAATGTAGGCTTTGTGGCGCAACATACGTGACGGCCATTTATTCCAAACATCCGCACCATTGCCAGTCTTGCGGCATTCTGCCAAGTATTCCGTCACTGTTACAGGTCGAGTGCGATTAGTTAAGTACATACGGCACGTGATTGCGGTTAGTTTTCCGTTTGCATCCATGTGATCATCAAACTCAACGCCGTCAAACGTTGGCTGTCGATTTACCATCTTGTACCAGCCATCAATCATCACTGTGACTTGCAGCTTACCACCTGATACGAATGCAGCCATTTCTTTGACTAGCGGGTTTAGGTCGTACTTGGCCGCCACGCCAGTAACGATTGCAAGTTCTGCATTGGTCGCTACTGAGCCATGTTGATTTTTAGCTGACACGATCATGCCGCTAAGCACTTCTTTGATTTCTTCTTGGCTTGCGCCTGTATTTTGTGCCACTAGGGCTAATGCGTTGCTCATTTTATTTGTCCTGTTGTACGCCCCGCTATGACAGGGCTTTGGTTGGTTAAATTAATTATCGAATAATCTTGCTCAAATCGAGCTCTTGAACGTCCAATCCTATACCAAAATCTTGATATTCTCGAACGGTTTCTAGGTCTTGCATGTATGCATCACGCCCTTTGTGTTTTGTTTCTGTGTCCAGCTCATAAACCTTAACCGGGTATCGGCCAATACTTCGTTTTTCTCCTACCACAATAAATATGAATCGCGGTGTATACCCTGAATATTGCTTGTAGATATCACTGTAATACGCATCCTGCACATGATAACGAAAGTCACGCGCTGACCAGTGAAACTTATCTATATCAGCGGTCTTCTTGACGTCACACAATATATGCTGATTAAACACCTCTGGATCAACAATTCGATCTGGTCGGCATTTTACCTTTAGCCCGTTTATTTCACCAAATATTGACGCTTCGCTAATGCCTTTTGAGGTTAGAAGCTTGTTAGCTACGGGATGATGTAAAACGCTGTCACGCATGTCTAACACTTGCTGATAGGTTGATTCATCCAACACTATTTTATCGTTCATGTTTTCTACAAACGCTTCTGCTGATCTCTTACCGGCTACGCTAGTTCCAAAGTCAGGCATTTTTACGTATTCTCTTGCAAATACATCAGGCTCAAGCAATGCACAGTGAATATGCGTACCCAGATCAACCGACTCACTACCCGGTGCGGGATTGTTTTTATTCCACTCCAATAGCGCGACTGATTCATGAGCCAAATCCAACTCACTTTTTGAAATTCCTTTTTGCGATCTGTATTCGTCGTTGGTTAAAAGGGTTGTTAGGTTAGCCATTTTTTAACCTCTAGATGCTCAATTAAATCGCAGTCATTCACCAAATTCCTAAAAACAGTGAACCCACCAACAACATTAAAATCTACAATGATTTTTTGCTTTTGAGTTATATACCCTCTTGATCTATAGAATTTTGCAATTCCAAGCAATATCGCTTCAGTAGTTGATTTCATATCTCATCCATAGCCGCCCAAAGACGGCTGTTTGTTGTTTATTTGGTGTTTTTTATCATCTCAATTGTTTTAGGGAATATTCTAATATCAATTTCGTCCATTTTACTTTTCATTGATTTTGCGTGATAGATTTTCCTTTCAAGCCATGCTTTGTGTGCTGATTTTTCGCATTGGAAAAGTCCAAGATGCTCGTGGCTGCCATTTTCCGGGTTTGTACATCTAGCTCGAAACTTTCCATTTGACTTCATAAAGTCAACCCCAATAGAGCCAACGATTGAATCATTATGAGTTTGCTTTACGAACTTATTTAGCCATTGCGGGATTAGAATGCAATTATCTTTTGAATATTGCTTTGAATCCTTATTAAGTATGTCCTTGTCAATATCCCAGCTTGATTTTTCACTCGTAAATTCAGAATCAAACCAATCACCAAAGCTTTGAAAGTTATGCCACTCATCGCAAACTGTACACCCTATGTATGTTGGGTTTTTCTCATGAAAAGAGTAGGAATAACACCTTTCAAGCATATTCACCCATCTTCGATACTTCTTGGATTGCCTCCCATTCTCTGTTGTCTTGTGCATCCCAACACCAACAAATCCAACACCTAATACCGATCTAAATAATTTGTCTTTAACTCTTCCAGATCTTATGTTGCTTGTGTTTGTTTTTACCTCGTAACCAGTATCTAAAAACCTAACATCAACATCAAAGCACCCAGAGTATTTCAATATCTCTATGGTGCCGCAATTTAAAGTCTCGTAATTGTCACCAACATTCATAACTAGCTCTTAATTAATTACCATTGATGACAATTATAAATCATTCCTACCCTAGGTACAACTTTTTATCAATAATATATTCGACAGTCAGGAAGTTCACCTTTGGCAATCGCAGTAATAACCCTCTTGCCATCGTCTTCACTGATACCCATCGCTAATAACACAGCCAAGTTACGACGGTTGATTGTGGTTCGGTGTTTCTTGTCGTTCTCGCGCTGCTGTGCTTCTTGCTTTTGTCGAGCCTCTTCATCCGCAATGGCTTTGCGTTCCGCTGCTGCTGCTTGTTCGGCTTGGCGTTTAGCTGCTGCTTCTGCATCAATTTTAGCTTGAGCTTCACGTTGCTTTGCTGTTTCAACTTCTTGTGCTCGGCGTTCTTCTGCCAATTCAGCATCACGAATCGCTTTAGCTTCTGCTTGCTTGGCGGCTTCTTCGCGTTGTTTTGCTTCCACCGCTCGGCGTTCAACGTCTTCACGTTCTTTTTGTGCTTTCTGCTGCTCAAGTTTGCGTGCGTTCTCTGCCGCTTCTTCTGCAACCTTGCGATCGCGTTCTGCTTGCTCTGCTGCTGCTGCTTTGCGTCGCAACTCTGCCAGCTCAGCCTCTTGCGCTTCTTGCGCCTCAACTCGCTCAAGTGTCACTCGCGCGGTAGTCAGTGCGTTTTCGTGTGCGACTTTGAATTTCTTTTTGAGTTCTGGCCAAACGGAATCTAGATCGAATGATTCTACCTGCTCGATAATCTGCTTTAGGTCTTCAGAGTCAGTGTTGCCACTTGCACAAATCTGTACGATTTCAGCAAGCCACTCTAATTTATCGTTTTGCCACTGCTGAGCATCTTCCAATGGCTTCAATATATCAGCACGCAATTTAGTGAACTTTTCTTTGTTCTCTTTTGCGATAGCTTCAATCAGTTTTGGTTGCTTCTTGATATCACGAAGATAGTCACGCATCGGTGAATCGACTTCTGCGAGCTTTTTATTAATTTCTGCGCCTAGTGCCTTAATTCGCTTCCTTCCCTCCTCAGAATCGATTTGAGGCACCTCTGCGTTGATTTCTGAGCTGTATATTAGAAAGTTATTCTCAAGAAACGATTTAACTGTGTCGATACCGCCAGATTTAAACTCTGTGATGATGAATGCTTCTGCGTTGCTTTCGTTGCTGCCTGTATTGCTGTTTTCGATTGTCATGGTGTTAGTCCTGTTTTGGTTAGTTATATTTTGTTTTCAAGGTTCGCTAGATAATCATCTGAACCTCTAGTTAGCATTGCTTGAGATCCTACTATCTTGATTACCCCATCCTTAATTAACTCTCTTGTCACACTTCGCATTGCATCTAGACCGCGAACTGCTTGAGAACGTCTAAGTTGAGTGAAGTAGTTTCTGCGCTCCAGTACGTTTTTCACTACTGACAAGTACACCCACTCATCATCGACTGACTTTTGTTTCATCGTTCTCAGGAATTGGGTCTTGCACTTGTCAATTGATTCACGCTCTTCCTGTTCGTGGTCTTTCAGTAGTAGTGCATGTTTCACTAACTCAGAGAGCTCGAAGTGTGTTTTAGGGAAATCAACCTCACCCTCTGCAATTCTCTTTATTAGCTCTATCTGAGCGTTATTGACTTTGTTTGCTTCAAGCATTATTCAATCCTTTTAATCCATAACGAACCGTCAATTGCGCGTTTAGTCTTGAATTTTCCATCAAGTTTATTTGTTACGCAACTTATCGAGGCTCTGCACTTTTTGATATCAACATCAAGAGTGTTAATCGCCCTACTCTCGCCAACCTTAAAATTCACAAGTTGAGACTTAATAAACTCGTGATAACTCGGATAACCCAGAAATCGATCATCCTCAAATGGGTTAATAGACATTTACCATCCTTACTTTAGTTATGATTGCTACCTGATTTATATTTATTATATTACATGATAACCGATGCAAGTCAACATCTATTGATTTATATACTTCTGAATAGGTGATTATTGATGACTGAGACAAAAACTCAGAAAAACTCAACTTTGTCTCAGCTTTGTCTCAATGTTAATTAGGGATTGCTAATAAACACAAATGCCAATACAGAAACTCACAAGCCCAATAATGACGGTGTCTCAAAAGGAGAATATAGAATAGAAAAAAGAATAACTATTTTTTTTCTTTACCATTTTGAGTTTCTTTTTAGCCCTATTGTCTCAAAAACTCACTTTCTCACCCGTCCATATGCTGATTACTCATTTTTACTCTCTATCTCGGGGTAAGTGTCTCTATGAGTGCTATATAGGGGTCTAAACTTGAGTTTTTTGAGGCAAGTTAGGTAAGTGATTGTATTGATTGTGTTTTAGTGGGGTTTGGCGTGAATTTAGTTGAGTTCTTATGAGACAGGTACAAAAAAGCCCCTTTCGGGGCTGGTGGTGGTTTGTGGTGGTTTTACTTGGTTAGTCTTATCTTGGTTCCAGATACTTGAACAAGTCCAGCACCCTGCAATGCTGAAATGGCATTGTTGAATGCGCTTTGGTCATGCTTTAGTAACTCGGCCTCCATATCCTGATAGAATCGCTGACGCTTAATGTTGGCTTTAATTTTAGAGATCATTCGCCACCCATCATCAAGGTCGTCTTTTGCAACGTTTAATTTCTTAAGTATCGCTTCCTTGATGCCTTCTAGTTTGGCCTCTATCGTGTCGCCATCCTTCGCTTCGTTCACGCGCAAGTTACTTTCAAGCATAGTGATTGAGTTAAGAGATAGCATTAGTGCGTACTTAACGTGCTCTGGCTCGATGGTCATCACTCCATTAACCACATTGCCTAGCGCCAATATACTAGCCAAGTTAACAACACGCTCCGATACACGCGCGAAGAGTGGCCCAAGACGCTCATGGTTTAGGTACTCGTACTGTTCGTAATGGTCGTCTATATCACAAATCATTTTGTAAGCTTCCTCTGATGCGTCCACGCTATCAAGGATTCCATTGAACTCGTTGTCTATCTGTTTTTCTGAGTTCTCTTTTGACAGTTGTGCGATCATTCCTATTTCAGCCTCAAGCTTAGCAGCTAATACTTTCCCTTTGTGGTCTTGAATGCCTTTCCTGTCTCTTAGGTTGGTGCGTTTTCGTGATCTCTCAGTTCCGCAATCCACGATAATTCCTCGACCAAGAAAACCTTGCTCAATATTGTCCTCATTGATCATGTCAGACATTTTTTGAGGTGTTGATGATGCAGCTAGATTAAGGCATGGGTTTTTTATGCCGTGTCCAATCGTATCGAGTAGCGTTTGCTGCTCTGCTATTGAGTTCTTTATTTTCTGTATTTCAACCTCGATAACTTCAATTTTTGGCTTCTCTAGTTGCGGGTTATATCCAAGCTTAATGTCCTCTTTGGCTGATAGCTGTTTTTCTAATCTTGATATCTGAGTGAAAGCACCACTTGAGAACTCGCCCTGATGAAGCTGAGACAATGACAGTAGTGATGTTGTCGCTATGTTCATCAGAGTTCCAACAATCTGCTCAGCGTTTGGATTGGCGCTTTTAGCTGCTCTGCTCAGTAGTTTGTGAGCCTCATCAATGACGTAGAAGCATCGCCCCTGATCGTAGATAGCAGCGCGTAGAATGTCTTTATCTGATCGGATATCTCCGTACACATTAATGCCAGCTGTATGTAGTAACTCTTTCATTACTTTTTGCGGTCGCTCCTTGCCACCGGCTGATACGCCAAGCGTAATCGTGATCAGGCTTAATTTGCTATCCATAAATCCTGTGATGCCACTTCCAGCCATCGCCATGGTCTGAATTGCAAATAAAGAGTAAGCACCACCAGTTAGCGGCCTGTGCGCTCCGTGTTCAATATACTCAACAATCTCACCAGCTAAACCTGGCGGTCTGTCGATGTCCATGCCTTCAAATGAAATCCCTTTAGGAAGGTCTTTTGTTTTGCCTGTTCCTTTTTGCGGTGGCGCTACTGATGGCGCTGGCGCTGCGTTCATCCACGAACCAAACGCCGGCGCTGGTGCTTGTGGCGCTTTCTCTACTGGCGCTACGAAAGCAGCCTTGAACGGTTCTTCCTTTGCTTCTGGTGTTGATTCAACAATGACTGGTGCTTTTTTTGGCTCTTGCTTTGGCGCTGGCGCTGCGACAACTGGCTTAATCGCTGCTAACTCTTTCTTTACCATATCGCGCAACGTGGCTTTTAGGTTATCCATGCCATGCTTTTGGCGGTAGTCGTCCCAATCGCCTGTTGTGTCGATATCCATATCAGGGATCACAACGCCAGCACCGTAAGCTGCGGCCGCTTCGTTGGCATAGTATTCACCCGGTCGGCGGTTGTGCTTTTCGTCCAACTTATCGTGATCACCAAAGATAATAATGTTAGCTTCTTGGTGATCTGCTTTCGCTTGCTTTACTGCCGCCGCAAGGTTGCCAGTGTTAAACGAAACGTAGCACTTCCACTTGGTTGCTTGGTTGATGGTTACGCCAGTGGCGAACCCTTCAACTATTGCAATATTTTTTGTAGCACCATCGATAACATGGTGAACGCCTTGCATGTCACCGCCAAACAACGGACGCTTTACGCCATCCTTTGTGATCTTCTGAATGTTAACCAACTCAGTCACGCCCTGCTTATTAGCCTTGTAGACTGGCACCAATAGCAGATCGCCCACTGGTGTAATACCTTCACGGCTCATCATCGGCTCACCGTTGACTAACCACTCACCAGAAAGCCCTTTATTGTCCATGTATCCGTGCGTTGATTGCTTGGCAGCGTCCAGCATTAACTTAGCACCTTTCTTTGCCAGCTCTATGTTAGCCGCTCGCACTTCATCATGGTTTACAGTGTGGATACGCTTTGGCGCAGTGCTGCGGTGCAAGTCATCACCGATCAGCTCTTTAGCTGTCGCCATTGTTGTTCTGCCTAGATACATAGACAGAAGCTTTAGACCGCCGCCGCTTTGCTCTGGACACTGTGAGCAATACCATGTGCCTAAGCCGTTCTTGTCGTCGAAGCGAAAGCGATCTTTACCACCACAAACAGGACACGCGCCGTGCTTCTTGTTGTTTGGTAGCTTTACGCTGTAGTTTTCAAGTACCGTTCGCCATTGACCTTGAAACTCAACCAAAGCCTTATCAATTGGTGTTTCGCCGTTGCTTTGGTATTGAGACTGTACGTTACACCCGCAATCAATCGGATCTGCTAGGCTTTTTCTGGTGGTGTGCCCACATGACAGTATTAGAGGAAATTTCATTATTGTGTGCCTTGTGCTTGTTGTTGTAGATCTAAATTGAGTTCTTGATGCTGTCTAGAGCTTCATTAATGCGAGCTTCTTCAAAGCGGTCAAACTTGGTTTCGCTTTTATACGTTGTGGGGTTTACCACGGAAGCAATACGGTAATAGCTGACCTCTGCCTTATCTGAAATGCTTCTGATTTTTACACCTGCCTTGACGGCCTCTTTGATTCTTTCTTTCGTGTTCATAATTTGGGTTCCTTGATTTGTTGAAATGAATATTATCTAAAAAAAGTGCTTGCATCAAGATAAATATTGATATTTAATACATCACATCAACGGCACAGAGCCGAAACAAACAATCAATACGGAGTAACACCAATGAGCAATATGTTTCTAAACCCGCTATCTCAAGACGACATGAATTATGAAGGTTTCTTTGATGGCCAAAACAAAACAATCCCAGACAACACAGAACTTGAGTTTGTGGTTACAGATGGCTTTGTAGGTATCGAAGAAGGTAAGAGTCAGCAAGTTTGTATGATTAACATTGCAATCACAACACCTGGTGAGTTCTACGGGCAGAAATACCGCTACAACGCGAAGATCTACGACATGGACGCAAACAAACGCGATCTAGCAATGCGTAACCTTGGTGTGCTGGATGCACAAGCAGGCTTCCCAATGACAAACGGTCAGCTACCGCTTACCACCGAAAATGTGCAGCAACTATGGGCGCAGAAAGCAAATGCTCGCGTGAAGTTTGGCTTGCTTGTTTCTACTGAAAACATGGACGGCTCACCAGTTGTCGATCAGTTTGGCGAACCAACAGCCAACCATATCAACTTCGTTCGTGGCTTTGCTTATGACCGTGCGAAGATGGTTCAACAGGGTCAGCAGCAGCAACAGCAACCAAACCACACAGCACAAGCGCAAAACCAAGTACCAGAAACAGCGCAAAACATGGCAGGCTCAGTAACTGATCAAGACGATTCTGATATCGATTTTTAATCTGTAGGAAAACCAATTAACAATGCCGCTTTCGGGCGGCTTTAATCAAGGCAACCCACAATGAATAAAAAACTACTACCAGCAGGCAAGCTGAAAAACCTCAACGACTTGGTGATAGGCACTTCTGTGCTATTAGCGAATGGTAACGTTGGCCACGTAACATCAATCACTAATGTAATGACCTTCAACCAAGGCGACATTGCAGAAGCAAGATTGTGGATTGATTTGCCGCAAGCTGGCTCAATGATGCATACGCACCGAAGAGACGGACGCAGCCATCATGATGCTTATGGGGATATCGTAAGCATTTGCCGACCTGAAGACACGAAGGTCAAATCAATCAAGGTGTGGAGTAATCAACCGCTTGATGTTGAGTTACTCAAGGCTGGCAATGAACTTGGCTTAACATGCAAATTATTCATAGACACAAACAAGAAAGGTAACGACTGGAAAGGCAACACAAAACCAACTGAGTTGAATGGTATCAAAGGTATCTGCAAACTTGGTAAGTCTGGATTGTTGAGTGTTAAGGTTTGGCGTGAAACGGATCAGGAAGGTGAATAATGTTCAAACTCCGCTACTACCAACAGGACGCGGTTGATGCGGTGATAGCCCACGTTAGGAAGCGGCTATCACCGTGCCTTCTCGAACTTGCCACTGGAGCTGGTAAGAGCCTGATCGTTGCTGAACTAGCAAAATTCTTTTCCGGTGTTGCGCCATCAAAGAAGGTGCTTTGCATTGCGCCTTCTCGCGAACTGGTGGAACAAAACGCCGAAAAATACGAAATGACCGGATACCACGCATCCATCTACTGTGCCAGCGCTGGTAAGAAGTGCCTGAGATCTCAGGTTATCTTTGCTTCACCACAAAGCGCTTTGAAGTCGATTGATAAAATTGCGCACATGGGTATCAGTGCAATTATTATTGACGAAGCTCACGGAATTACACCAAGCTTATTAAAGATAATTGACGGAGTTCTCAATTATGAAATAGCAGGTCGCAAAGCTAACGAGAAGTGCCGAATTGTCGGAATGACCGCTACACCCTACAGAATGAACACTGGCTACATCTACGCGATTGACGCAACAGAAGAGGAAGAGATCCACCACGACGAAACCAAAGCGGTTGATCCGTTCTTTTCAAAGCTGCTTTATCGAATCACTGCGGGTGAATTGGTTGAAGAAGGTTTTTTGACAAAGCCAGAAATTGGCGACAGTGAAGACAACTACGACACAAGCGGCCTAGAACTTAACCGAATGGGTAAGTTTGACGACAAGCAAGTCGCTAAGGTTTTCCAGAAATCTACCAAGACCGAAAAGATCGTAAATGAGATCACGCAGCGCTCACAAGATAAGATGGGCGTCATGATCTTCGCTTCAACCATTAGCCACGCTGAAGAGATTGCAGGCCTGTTGCCTCAAGGTGAATCTGAGGTGGTAACAGGCAAGCTAAAGAAAAAAGAGCGAGCCGACATCATCAACAGGTTTAAGGCGCAGCAATTTAAATACATTGTTAACGTCGATGTACTAACCACTGGCTTTGATGCTCCACACGTTGATCTGGTTGGCGTGATGCGCGCCACCGAATCAGCATCACTATTCCAACAAATCATTGGTCGGGGTCTGCGACTACACGAAAACAAGCCGTTCGTAACGATTTTGGACTACGCGGAAAACATTGAGCGCCATGAGCTTCAAGAGGACATCTTCACACCACAAATCAAAGCCAAGCCAAAGCCAGGCGAAGGCGTAGAAATCGAAGTTACCTGCCCTGCTTGTGGTGCACACTCGGTTAAGAAAAAGCGCAATGAAATGACCTACGCAGGTTTAGCGCATGATGCATTCGGTAACTTCTTAATTAGTGGTACTGAGAAGGCGATAGCATGGGAGGATGGCGAACCAGTTTTGTGGGAAGGCGAAACACTGACAATGCAAGTACTTGATCCAACCACTATGGATGAGTTTGGAGATTGCGGCTTTAAAGAGATACCAGTACCAGCGCATTACTCGCGACGCTGCAGCAATCCAGAAGCATATGTATTGAGCGGCAAGCCCATTCGATGCGAACACCGTTACAGCGCTAAGGTGTGTCCTGATTGCCACGCCGACAACGACATTGCAGCGCGTCACTGTGTTGAATGCAAGGTACGACTAGTTGATCCAAATGAAAAACTAACCGAAAAAGCAGGTCAAGCTGGCATTATTGCCATGGGTGAAACCAGAACGGTGCATTGCTTGAGCGCTAAGTATGAGCCATATATTGGCGGAGGTGGTAAGCACTCGATAAAAGCCACGTATAACACGGAAATAGGCGCAATCGTTGCTTGGCATACGTCACGTCAACATTGGATCTTCAATCGCCTAGCAGAAGCTAACGGCATTGCTCGCAGCAAGATTGATGATGCGATCGACGATCAATATTCACAGTGTGCGTTTTGGACGGTTGCACCGCATCAAATCAAGATCAAGAAAAGCGAAGGACAGAACGGCTACGCTAAATTTGAAGTTAAACAGGTTGAGTTTTTAGAGGAGCAGGTATTGTGAACCTAACAAAAATCCCCAACGACATACCCGTATTTGGTGATGTTAATTTTCGCGGCAAGTGCCCATTGGAAACTGCCGAGCAGGTTAGTTTCTTGTCACTGCTTCGTCGTGAGTTCCCCGAATTGGCAGAAATCGCAGTTCACATTCGCAACGAAGGAAAGCGAAGTAAGCGACAGGGGGCACAACATAAAGCTGAAGGAATGAATACCGGTGCCAGTGACATCGTGATCCCGTGCGACCCACCAATATTAATTGAACTAAAAAGACGCGATCACACGCTATCAAGCACCAGCAAGAAGCAACTAGATTACCTGATTAACTCACAAAAGCTTGGTGCGTTCGCTTGTTATGCACTTGGCGCTGTAGGGGCAATGGAGGCCGTTAGAGTATGGCATACAACCAGAAACAACCACTAGGCCAATTGCCCGAACATCATTACGAAGCAGATCGAGAGTGGATAAACAAAATGATGGGTTACTTACAGTTTGATCCAATAGACGACAGCAAAAACGAACGCGGAAAGGTGTGCCGTGCTTATAGTAAAGCGTTTCATGATGCAGTTAGCCTTGAACCAGTAACACACAAGAAAACCAATGCAGGACGGTTTGAGGCTAACACCAGGCTGCGCAAATTCATAGAGAAGCGCTTTCGAGTTTTCAACCAATAACCCACACCCCTTCCAGCAAGGGGTTTTTATTGCCTGTCTTAAATAAATTCACGTTAATGAATTAAATATGTTGACGATGATTAATTAAACTTCTATTATGTGGCTATTGAGGCAAACAACAGGACACCAAACAATGAAAATCAAACTAACCCTAGTAGAGTTCCACAAAGTCATGCACATATTGACTCCGAGCCAGAATAATCGCGTTGAGATTGTGGGAGGTGCTTCATGAGCGATTTAACAAAAGGCCCATGGGTTGCTTGTGTATCTTCAAGTGATGATTTTGATATTTGCACAGCAATAAAAGATAAGGGAAACGGTAACTGCATAGTAGCAAATGAAATAGATGAAGATTATGAATCGCTGCTACTTGCCCTTCCTGATATGTATGAATCAATAGAGTCGGATGTTATTAGGCTTGAATTTGATTTAGCTCAAGTTGGTGATGGTTTTGCTCACATTGCAGAAGAGATAAATGCAGAATTGAATGCAAAGAGAAAGATACTAGCCAAAGCGCGAGGCGAGTCATGCAAATAACCATCCCAATCGAAGTAGGCAGCCCGAGCCATAAATCAGTTATCTGGGGTATTGACCACTTTGGCGATAATTACCGCCATCAATGGCAAGGCAAGCACTACAAAATAGTAGGCGCACAACCAGCGGTGAAAGGTTGGTTTAAGTTAATTTTGGAGCCGATTTTATGAGCTTCGTAAGAACAAGAGTCATGATAGCCATTGAGCAGCCAGTCACGCGTCAAGAGGTGGTAAAGCAAACAGGCTTAACACTTACTCAGATTAAAGACGGTTTAACCGAGCTGAAGCGATACGGTCAGCCAGTGCAAGCGATTGGTCACGGTGACAACAGGCATTACTACCTGCCAAAGCACCATCAAGTACCGATGAAGCGACAATGTAAAAGCACGTATCTTTTAGACTTAATCACTAAAAATTGGGTGCCGGGTGAGGAGTTAATCGCAACACTCGACATTGAATATTACCAAATGAAAAACTACATCAAGAGCCTGCGCCGCAAGGGGTGGGAGATTAGCACAAGACAAAGCAAGCGCGGAATGCGAATGCATGAGTATAAAATGACAGGTAAGGCGGAAAAATGAAAACAGTAACAACAACTAGCGACAACAAAGACGACGCGTATGTGGCAACGGTGTTGCTATTCAATCAAGTGAAGCAAATGAGCGCTGCAAATATTGGTAACTGGCAACTTGGGGAAGTTTACACCAATAACACCGATCGTCATTTCATCACCTCATACACAAACGGAAAGTTATGGGTTAAAGCCGTATCAATTGACGGAAATCACACTTACAGTTTTGGGGCGGAAAAATGAAACCATCACAAATAGCAAAGCAGCTAGGCGCAAAAACACTCTCAGAAGTCGCGCGAGCTTATGACGTACACGATGCACACCTGGTGCAAGTTAACAAAATCGATCCAGAGCGATTCACGCACATGGTTAAGGTTCATGTTTTAGCAAAAGAGTTAGGCGTATCAACTCAACACCTCAATTTCATGCTTCAGCACACGGTAGGAAGCGTTAAAGATACTAACGCGGCTGATTACTTCATCAGCCAACCAGAAGCGCGTGAGGAGCTTACACGGGCTTATGTGGTGGACTTTAGAGTTAGAATTAAAGACATGTGCCAGAAGTTGTTAGATAACGATACTGCACAAAGCGAGTTTGGCGATTTGGTTTTAGGTTTAGTTGGGGGTAAGGGATAATGTTAATAACAACCGCACGCATACCCGCACAAGTACCACCAAAAGCTCGAGCTCGACTAATGCGCTTGCAGTTTGAAAAAGTGCGAAAGCAAATGCGTACCAAGTGGTTTTTATGGGAGCCGCAAACAATGAACTCAGTGATCCCATACACCACTAATACACTTGAGCCATGCAGCATTGGCCGTGAGTTTGCCGAGCTACTAGGGCGCACAGAATTAAAATGGGTAATTACTTGCTACATCATTTCGCGTGAGTCTAACGGTAAGCACCACATCACCGAGGAAGTGTTAAAAATAAACACACCTTGCAAGCATAACGAGATTAGTGGTTTGGCGGCTAACTTCCATATGGATATGATCGACGAGTTCAAGGCGTCACGCAAGGCGCCTGATTTCATCACAGCTGCGTGGGTGGCCAATACTGAAAAGTCACCAACGCTAGAAGAGGCTTGGAAACTATTTAATGCGATTGGCGTATGGGGCTTACCTAGTGACAGGGAAGATAATTTAAACCTATAAAATAATAAATCAATCGTGCATTCTGATTTTTGCCTGCTATAATTAAAAGACTACGGAGTGGTGAGTTCGGTCAATCCAGCCATTGATTATTGAGAGCTCACTCCATCCTCTTTATTTCTTAAAGAGGTTCTTATGAAAATTCCACAAGATATGATCCCCGGAACTAAGCATCAAACCAAGTCCAGCGGTGAAATTGAAATCCTAGATTACATAAACTCATCAGACGTCAAAATTAAGTTCATTGCAACTGGAGCAGTAGCTTCTGTTTATTCTGGCAATATTAGGCTTGGCTCTATAAAGGATCCACTAAAGCCTGTAGTGCTGGGCGTTGGATATTTTGGTATTGGTGAGTTCAAAGCTAAGGTGAATGGATCAAACACACCAGCATATGAAAGATGGCGCGGAATGCTCAAGCGTTGCTATTGTGACAAGTATCAAAAAAGATTCCCAACTTACACTGGTTGCTTAGTAGCAAGCGAGTGGCATAACTTCCAAGTGTTTGCAAAGTGGTTTTATGAGAACTATCCAAACGATGGTGTCAATTACGATCTTGACAAAGACATAGTTCAGGATGGTAATAAAATATATTCTAGCGAGTTCTGCAAGTTTGTAACAAAAAAGGAAAACTACGCCAAGGCTCACGCTAAAGCTCACTACTTTAAAAAGAACGGCAAAGTTTTAAAAATTGTAAACCTAAGGGATTTTTGCAATGGAGATGAATCCCTTAGAAAGAGGCTAGTCGCACTGAAAGCTGGCAAGGTTCTACCCTTTGACGGGTGGGAGAGAGCAAAAGAATCAGACTTGGAATTACTTGATAGGGAAGAAGATGCGACTAACTGCCCAATACTTTAGCGTTGACGGCAATCCAATTGAAAGCGGTCAGTTTTCTTTGATAACCAGATCGCTATTCAAGGCCGCAATTGACGCACAGATAATTACAGGACTAAACCAGAGCTTATTTGCAAATCGGTTTAGCGTTTTAGAGAAAGACAATAAGCGCCTAGTTGTGGGCGTTGTGGAGTGAAGATGAAAATAGTATTAGGACCAAACCAACCGAAACCAAAATACCAAACACAAGGTAGCGCGGGTTTAGATTTATGCGCAACACACGACATTAAGATTGAGCAAGGTCGCAGTTTTACTATGGACTTAGAAATTGCTTGTGAAATCCCTAATGGTTACTACGGTAAATTAGTTGTGCGCAGCTCTACAGGCGTAAAAGGTTTAATTCTATGTCATGGTACAGGTGTAATTGATTCGGACTACACGGGTAATATCAGAGCCCCATTAACCACGCATAATCTTGGCGGCTATTACATCAAGAAAGGTGAGCGTATTGTTCAGCTGCTGATTTGCCCCGTTGAGCAAGTATCTATCGATGTGGTTAGCTCAATTAAAGAGACTGAGCGTGGTAGCGGTGGATTTGGTAGCACTGGTCAGTAATCGATAAAAGCGATCAATACGCGCAATGTTAATCGCTTTTTTCATGTTTACTAAGTGCCGCAAGTGGAGTAGGATTCACTTAGTTACTTAAACGAGAGACAAAAAATGATATTCAAAAACTTCAGAGACAGCATTGTGGATAACCTCCACAACCTAATTCACCACAAGCAGCCGCTAGTGTTTACGCACCGTAATTTCTACGGCTGGAAATTTCAAGTTATTGCAATTAAAGAGGATGTTAAATAATGAAAAGTAGCACAGCAGCGCAAATTGCCATAAAAGAGCACAATGCATACATGGTTGCTAGATCAATTGTTGAGGACTCAATCTCACAGTCAGGCATTCACAACCATCTGACTTCGTCAGTATCATCAATCCTAGAAAAAAATGCAGACCTTACAGAGTTATTGGTTGCGGCTCGTGACTTTATTGCTGGCGATGAGAATTGCGGCCCAGCAGGGCTTGGTTTGATTTGTATGATTGACGATCAATTAAGAAAGGACATCAAATAATGCACCACTACGAAAACACAGAAGAGTTTGCGTACAACCAAAGCACAGGTAAACGACAATATCACCGTAAAAGCCATCAGTGGGACGATAAGACACTAACCACGGGCGATAAGGCATTAATGGCGGTCGGTGTGTTACTGGTTATTGTTGGCGCGGTAATGGGGGTTTTATGAGCATAGAAAAGCAATATTATCTAAACTGCAATTCTTGCGGTCATATTTACGAATCAAAAGCTGACGATGCGCAAGGGTTAGAAGAGGAAGCGATCGACGATGGTTGGTCTATTGATAATGAAACTGGATACGACGGTAACGGTGAGTGTCTAAATTCTCACTTGTGTCCTAGTTGTAACTTTCAAGGTTGATTTATGAACACTTTTCTAATTATCCACTGCGCATTGTGGGCTGCAAGCTCAATGTACATGTTTAATTTTTATGTTAAAGATGAGAAAGCAAACCCAAACAGCACACTAAAGATGTTACCGCCAGAATATAAAGGTACGGGCGCAACCATGCTGTTTTTAATAACGCTAATGATGTCTGTATGTTTTGGCTTTCTTTGGTTTCTGTTTAACCCGATTGCACACCCATTGATTATTAACTTTATAGACAAAAGAGAAGTAAAATGAACCACACACACATCACAATTCACTGCTCGGCTACCAAGCCTAAGCACAACTACAGCGTTGAAAAGTTGCATCATAGCCACGTTATCGAAAATGGTTGGTCTGATATTGGCTATCACTTTTACATCACAACCGATGGACGCTTGCACCCATGCCGCCCTTTAAATCGAAGCGGTGCGCACGTTAAAGG